GGTCACGGAAGCGGGGGTATCAACTTGCAATAGCAAAGTACCTGTAGCTGAGTTCAGATTTACTTTGATAGACCCTGCGGAAGCTGCGCCAACATAGTACACACCCTTCACACGGGTGCGAGGCAAGGCTACGCTAGTTCCTAAAACACCAATGCCAATAGTTCCAGTCATCGTTGCGCTAGGCGTGATGCTGGTAATGATGTCGTAGTAGCCGGTTGAGTAGACCGTTGTTGCATTAGGGCCAGTTACAACTTCCGTAGTTACAACGCCGGGGGAAGTTCCCATCTTGTGACCAACAATAGAGAAGGTCTTACCAGAGTCATCCAGCGTTGAAACAAACGATACTTTGTAGCCAATACCGTTAGGGCCAGCAGTGGTTTGCAGCAGGGTATAAGCCGCTGTGCCAGAACTTGCCGCAGCTACACGGTAGTACGCCGCATTCGTTGTTGGGGATACTGCAAAATTATCGCCTTGCATAATAATCTCCTAGATGTAATACGGGGGCCGAAGCCCCCTGAAGGTTAGGAGAAAGGCGTGGCAGCAGTACCAGACCCAACCAGAACACCGTTGACAGACCAGAGGTTAGCAGCCAACGCAACGAGAGTGATCTGGCTACCCCGTGCAGCACCGCCAGTGGTCGTGGCATTAAGAGTGATGACTGTCCCAGTAACTGAAGCAAAGGAGTTAGAGACGGTAGATACAACACCCAAGGTGCCAACCAGTTTATCTGACCCGCCGCAAGTGACGGTCTGAGCAGTAGCACCAGCCGAGATTGCGTTGAAGAACAGTACAAATGGAACGCCAAGGTTGCTTTGAGTATTGGGGTCGCTACCGGGGCCAGTTCCAACAGCATCCGCCGTAGCATTGATGGTAGGCAACGTGATAGCACAGGTTGCTGGAACCAACAGGGTGTGACCAGCGTGGGTAGCAACAGAAAGTGTTACCGTAGCACCAAGGGTGAGGATGTTTCCGTTACCTTGGGAGTAGAAGCCGTTAAGCGAACGGACTGGGCCGTCCAGTGTGGTGATAGCCATTTGTAAACCCTTTGTGTGTTAGCACATCCTTGCACCGTCTCTAACAAGTCTGCTGGGGCAGTCTGTGCAAGTCAAAATTCCCAGAAAATTAGGGAGGGACGTTTAAATCCCTCCCCCACTACTATACTACATTAGCTAGAACCAGAGGCACCGAAGATGCCCAGCGGATCAGATGCTCCAAACGAGTAACGCTCACGGCTCTTGTAACGGACGTTTCCAGTATCAAAATCACCGTCCATTGAGTTCGCCAGAGGCGTCCGGACAAAGTGCTTCAGACCGTTAGGTACGTCAGTCATCAGGAACCAAGCATTCGTATCCGTCAGGAAGTGGTTGACACGGTACCCTTCAGGAATCGAACCATTGTTCTTCAGAGCGTTGATGTCGTTGTTATTGGTACTGGTACGCAGTTCCGTTTCCAGAAGGCGCGTAGCAACGAACATCAAAGCAGGAGGAACAATCAGCTTACGGGGCTTGGCGGCGATCAGCAAACCACGCTCATCAGTCCAACCAGCGATCTGAATAACAGCAGCCTCAAGCGAGGTTTCATTCAGGTCGGCAGCACCGCCCGTATTGCTGTTCGTGCCACCGGAAACCAGAGGATGCGAAGCAGAACACAGGACAACACCGTCACCGTAGGTCGGGCCACCAGCAAATGCGTTGTTAAGGATTGCAGCAGCCTTAACTTGCTTGGTGTACGCCATACCACGGGCCAGAGCCTTGGTGTAACGGGCAGACAGAGAGTCATACAGGTTATCTTCAATAGCCTCTTCCGTCACCGAGAAACCAAGAGCAATAGTTTCGTGTTGGTATCTGGCAGTCCATGCTTCCTGTGCGTTGTCGTAAGCAATCGCGTTGCCTTCGTTCTTCACAGGGGCGGCACTGAAGCCAGACAGTTTCGTTTCTTCTTCAAAAGAACGCTCGGAGGTTTCGGTTTCAAAAATCTCTTTGTGTTCCTCGCCGTACTTTGCATACTCCAGACCAAACAGAGCATTCAAACCGGGGAGAAGTTCTTTAAGTAGTTGTGCGCGTGAAATAGCCATTATTTATTCTCCTAGACGGCAGTTGCAAGGCGGTATTGATGAATGCCTTGATTCCACGCCACAAGAACTTCGACAAAAGACCCAGTAGCCGGTGCAGTATCAGGCACAACATCCACAACTTTGAACGGGAGTGCTGCCGTTGTTGCGGTGCTGTTCAAAACTGCATGTGCGCTGTCCCCGGTAGTGGTGCTACCTGCATTAGGAACCAGCGCAGCGTTTCCACCAACCATCGTAGCGCGAGTAGCTTGAGCGACAACGGTAGTGCCAGAAACAATCGCGGATTTCATCACCAGATCAGGATCATCTGCAACATACGCAAGGATTGCAGACGCAGTATCCGGGGTGCCAGCGGTCAGAGCGGGGTAATACTGGCCATAAACGCGCTGACTCGACGAGTTGATGTATGAACAACCCATGAAAACGCCAATCACATTAACAGTGCTCGCAGTCAGTACAGCCGTAGTGATACAGCCATTGGAAGACATAAGAACCACATCACCAAAGTAAATGCTGGTGCCGTGTGCCGTTTGGATCGGAATTTGTCTGGTTGACCCAGAAAAAACCTGTCCGCCCAGCAAATTAACGGGGATTAGCCCGTAAGGTGCCGAAATTGTCGGATAAGCCATTGTTAGACTCCTAAAAAGTTAAGTTATTTAGCCCCGCGACCAAAGGAGGTAGATGACTTCTTCTCTGAAAACAGAGGCATCCTTGGGTCGTTGGTCTTCATAAAGCTACTGTCAACGGCTTCAATTTGATTGTCGCTTGCACGTTTGTAATGCGCTGCGCGTTGATCCATAAACTCCTGTGGAATCTTGCACAACAGCAAGCCGCCAATCTCAATGCTGCCTTTAAAACGACTGTTTTGGTCTGGCTGAGTCTGTATTTCTGGATGATCTTCAGCTTTAACAGGTTCCCAACCCTCACGAAATTTTGCAGAGACATTTGTTGGGTCATATTGACCCGCCAGTGCCGTCCGTACCCACCTAAATGCCCATCCCGGTTGGGGATTGGGTGAAGGCAGTAGTTGTGGAGGTGCCCAGGATTTGGCGCGTTGAGTGGACTCCCTACCCTCTAACTCACGATTTTGACGTTCAGCCATTGTAGTTCCCCAGTTTAATTACTTCTTTTGCATACACTTCTGGCGATACGCCAAGTTTCTTGGCAAGAGCCAGTTGCGTGTTTGTTAGTCGCACTTTTGTTGGCGCGGTGCTTCGCGTGGCGGGAGCAACTACATTTGCTGCTTTGCGTTGGACTGGTTTTTCAGTCTCAATCGTTTGCTCATCCTGGAAGTTTTCCGGGAATCGCTTTCTCATTGTTTCGTCAACTCGGCGGTAGTAATCGTCACTACTTGGATCAACGCCAGATTTAACAAGTTTTTCATGCAAGCCCAGAGCCAAAGCAGTCATCTCGTCATCAGAGCCAAACCACTTGTTCTGCTGACTCCACGCTTCTGCCTTTTGGTCTACTGGAGCTTGTTCTGATTGGACTTTTACACCGTTCTGATTTGATTGTAAAGATTCTTCATATGATTTTACATCACGAATTTTCAACTTTGCGTCAGTCAAAGCCTCTTGAGCATCAGCAATCAGAGATCCATCCCCTGAATCGTAGGCTTGTTTCAGGCTTTCTTTGGCCAATGCCAGCTCGGAAGTGGCCTCTTTTGTCATGCCATCGGCAATTATCTTTTCTCCATGTCCAAGTCGTTGTTTTAGATGTTTATTTTCCTCAAAAATTGACTGTGCTACCCGCAATGCCTCATCTTTTTCACGGGTTGAAACTTCTTTGGCTCTTCGTTCGTCGTGCCAGACTTTTTTAAGCTGACCAAGACGCTTTTTTACCTTTTCCGAATATTCGTGAAGGTCATCTTTTTCCAATTCATCCACAATATCCTGCGGAAGAGCTTCTCGACCCTTATCTTCTGGCGGGGTATCGTCAATAATTTCAATTTCCAAATTAGTGCCGCCAATTGGATTGCTTTCTTCTACTTCATCTGGAAATTTATAGTTATCAGCCATGATCTACCCCTATGCCCGTGAGATTCCGCGAGGATCTTCAACAACTCCCTCGACGGTATCATCGTTAATGAGGCGAAATTCACGCCCATGAATCTTCAAGCGTGACCCTGAGTGCGGACGAACCAGAACAAAATCACCCTCTTTGCACCAAGCTCCAGTAGGAAACTTGGATTGGTCTTTGTAAGCATCCGGCCCTAGTTTCATGACAAATAGAACAGTAGTAAGCCTTTCCTCTGCAAAAAGAGTGGTATCGGCTTTGATAATTCCACTATCAAATTTGTCTTCTACTTCAGGAACCATGCACAGCATATGAAACCCACAAGGCTCCGGTATCTGTTTTGCTTTTTTTTCCGCAGTTTCAGGCAAGGGCGTAGCATCTGCCCCAATCAGAATCTCACTCATCGTTACTCTCCATACGTTGTGCAAGGTCTGTGATAATTTGCTTTACAGTGTCCAGCCCTTGAATAACACCGCAAAGTTTTTGGTACTCTTCAAATGAAGATGCAGCACCCCTAGCGAGGTGCAGTTCTATCGATTTGCGCTCTTCATCAATCTTGTCAGAAAGATAATCCAGCGGATAAATCATTATCGGCTTGTCCTAGAAAGTTCAATTCCCATTCTGTTTCCATCCAATTCTTTTTGATGCTCAAATTGGTCGTGATCTTTTTGCATTTCTATTCCTAATTTTTGGCCGTCATACTCACTCTTCAATCTCATTGCTTCTTCACGAAGGCGAAGATCTTCTGATTTAGCCTGGGCATCAACTTGGTCTTTTTGCGTTTTACGCTGCTGTTCCGCTTGAGCAATTTGAGCTTTAGATTGAGAATCTTGTTGTTTGATTTCCAATTCTTGTTTCTGCATTTGGATAAGAGGATCTTGCTGCTGTTGTTGAATCTGCTGTTGTTGAGATTCGGCCGTGTTCTTTTCAAGCAGTTTTGTTGCAGCCATAGCAGACAATTGAGCCAGTTGAGCTTCCATCTCAGGAGGCAGTTCTTTCTTATCTTCTCCTTCTTTCATGGGAGGAAGAGCCGCTCCAAGCAAAGCTTCTATTTCTCTTCTGTATTGGAATGCCACATGTTCCATAATGTGAGCTTGGGCTGATGCCATGATGGCTTGAGCTTGTGGGTTTTGACCCATTACAGCGGCTAGTTTTGGGTCTTTCATAGCAGCCATATGCACACCCAAATGAGCCTCATGGTTTTGAATCATAAAAGCTTTAACTGGTTTGCCTTTCATCAAGTTCATATTTTCAGTAACAGGGTCAACTGGAGACATGTCATCTTCAATTGGAACAATCTTCTCTGCATTTTTAACGCCAAGTGTTTCAATCATCTGACGGTGAAGATAAGGAAGGTCATAGATTTGGGGAGACCCGGCCGACAACTGTAGGACAGCTTGGAACTGAACTACCCGTTGGCTCATCGTAGAAGCGTTAGGATCTGATACGGGTATAACTGATACCAAATCATAATCAGATTGTTTGGCTTTTCTGCTACCTACTTCGGGTTCGTATGAATATTCGGCAGGAGTGTTATCCCTTATAATCGTGGCAAGCAGTTTGAATTCCTGCTTCATGGCATAGTGAATTCTTGCCTGAACGGCAGACATTACTTTGAGAATTCTCTCAAGAATAGCCAGCGTTGTTCCTACTGGAGATTGAGAAGACATATCTGCAATCTTCAAATCACCCGTAGCTGCAAACCTTTGGCCATCTGCAACAATCTTATCCATTAACGCAGATAGAACCTGACTGGGTTCCTTGTAAGGAAGAGGGAGAATATTGTCCCGAATAGCCCCAGATGGAAGGTCTACATCTCTAAACTCGCCGGGAGCAATTGGAGTGTCATCACCTTTAATCCTAAGTCCTCTAGCCTTTAAACCGCCGGGAAGATTGGATAATGTTCCTGCATCAACCAACTGCCTCATCAGTGAGGTAGCTGCTTGTGCGTGTCCGCCAATCAAATGGATCAACCCAAAGTAATAAAATCCAAAACCTGGGATGTAGCCATAATGAACAAAATGTTGACGTTTTTGTTTTTTCTTATCTTCTTCTAGCCAGTTTCTTCTAATGGCCAAAACAGTGGTAGTGCCTTTTTCAATAGTCACAACGTAAGGAAGAGCAATACCAGTTGGGTCTCCATCCTCATCAAGATCTTCATATCCAGGCAAGTCAAGATTGACATGCATTTCAAGGAATTGATATCGGTCATCAACTGAGGCGTTAAACCCGGACTCTTTGGCTTTTTGTTTTTCAATCTCATCCATTACCGTAGATGGACTGCCAAGATCAATATCTCTATAAAAGCCAGCTACTTGAAGTTTTCGTAATTCGTTTTCTGTCTTTCTCATTCTATGAGTAACACGCTCTGCTGAATCAAGGCTCATTGCTCCATATGGAACAACAATATCTTCAGCAGGAATAAAAGGAGCGGCCGCTCTTTCAATAGAAGGATCAAAGTAAATCTTCTTAAAAGCATTGCCAGACAAGCACATGGAGATCAAAAGCCTCTCATGTTCAGGTCTGTACTCTGTCATGACTTCGGTCAATTCATAGTTCATGTCATCTGCAACACGAACGGCAGCTTCTTTCTTCTCTTTGGTTTCTTTTCCAATAATGGTTGTTTTCACCGGCCCCAACGGAGGAAAGGTTTCC